TTCAGAAACCTTTTTTATAAGGTTCTCGCTGTACCATATATCCTTGGAAATCTTAACTGGATACGTCTTGGCTGGTCGTAGGTCTTTTGATATAGTGTCGTACTCTTGTGTCATTACGGCGAATCGAAGAAATCTACTTTGTTTTGGAAGGTTTCCTCTTCCACCGCCACGCTTCATCGTAAAGCCCTCTTCCCAATAACCCCAATATGGTGCAAGTATTGCAAAGAAAATACGCCAGCCCTCCGTATATGTATTTCCATACTTTTTTATGTAGTTTGCCGCCAAAGCATGACCCCACACAGGGAAAGCATCATTGCCGTTCCATTCGTGCAAGTATGAGTGTTGAGCTGAGTTGGCTTCTCTATAATATCCATATCCTTTGAGTTTACCTCTGTAAGATACACCCCAACATAGACTGTTAAGAAGATTTCCACTTCTGTCCATGTGGTTCGCACTATGGTACTTTTGGATTTTGTCGCCGATTTCATGTATCTTCGCCTCAGCATAAGCCACAAGCCTGCGTGTCTGCTCTTCGACAAGATTCTCCATCATTGCCTTTTTCAGAGCATTTGTATTGAACTTTACTTGTGACTTCTTCATAGCAACTTACCAACTGTTCCTTGAAGCATATATGCTTACACCGCCAAGTTGTGATGGTTCTGCATTATCTACGGTCAAGAAAAATGTTTCATCATAGCGGGTTATAGAAATCTTGTCACCCTTGCGAGGAACAATCCACTTGCCACTTTCGGTGTCCTTTGTAAGAGGAATGCTTATGATGTATGATGATGTCTGTAATGTTCTGCCCTCCTCACTCGTCACCATATGTTCATCCATAGCACCCTCATACAAAGTAACCTCTGTGTCAGGATTGTCGCCCTTGCCTTGCACTACACGCTTGATTGTGCCAGTGTAGGGATATTCAAGAATATCATCGCGTATCATGTGAGCCTATCTACATCAACGATTGGAACGAACCGAATCTTGCGCTTTATGCTTTCAAGGATGCCTGCACGTTCATCTTCGTACATTTCGTATATGCGTATAGCATACTTAATCTTTTCGTCTTGGTAAAAATCGCGTTCCGAACCAATGGTCTTTTGATAACCATTGTGGGATTGCGACAACGAGGCGGTATCGGATGGTCGCTTCAATACTGCCATGTATATGAGGTCTGCTTCCATCAAATCCCTGTCTTTCTTAGACACTTGTGTTTCATCATAGATGTTCGCATCGGGATTGACGCCCCTATCCATAGCAATCTTCAAGAAATGCTGTTCCTCAAAGGAACTATACATCGTAGATGCTTTCAACCATTCAAGTACCGTCATCGTCGTTACAATTTTCTAAAACCCAATTTATTAACCTAAACCATTAACTATGCGTCCGCAGTTGTGGTATCTACGCAAACGTGATATTGAGATTCGTTAAGAACGGTTGCATAACGACCAATCACATCGGTGTGATAGGACTTCAACATACCATTCGGAGTAACCTTGTTAATCACGTTCAAGAAACCCTGAATCTTTGCAAGAGAGAAGTCAATTGTCTTGTTGACCTCACCGCTGCGCATCAATTCAACATCAGGCACTTGTGCGTGTACGAGAACACCAGCAAATCCACGAGGACGAAGCACCGCAACGCCTTCCTTCCAACCCTTTACGGTTGTGTAGGTAGTGCCCATGCCTTGTACCGTCTGTTGCTCGCGAACAATGCGGATTGGCGAAACCTTTGATAACTCCCAATTGCTATAAGCAATGAGTTGGTCAACCGTGATAGAACCAACATCAGTAGTAGATGTGCCGTTCTGTACGATGATGACCTTATCGGGTGCGCCAAGTGCGAGATAGCGATTGACTTCCTTAATGAAGGCGGCGTTCTTGATAAGAACATTAACCATCATATCCCAAGAAATGTTCCACTCGAACGGAGTGCTGTCGGGAATGTAGTTTGCTTCCTTGAAGTCATACTCAATCTTCATCATCTGTTCGGGGATGTCACAATCTGCGGCAGTCCAAACCTTTGTACCTGCGGTCTTGTAGTTGGCAAGAGGAATGTATGCAGATTGATTTGCTGCCACACCACTTGCACCTTGTGTGGTCTTAGGAGACTCAACAGTGCCAAGGTTGACTGTGTTACCATATTGACCACCACGAGAAAGTGTCATAGCCGCCATATTGGAAACACGACTGTTTTGTGCCTTTACAAGGTCTGCAAGACCACGAACAAAACCTGTGATAAGGTTCTGGTCACTTCCGAGTTCGCGAAGACGTGCCTTCAACTCTTCCTTAGACATAGAGGTTTCAAACAAGCCAATACCATATTGGTAGATAGAGCCAGTCTTTTCCTCACCGCCTTCTCCGCCAAGTTGCATGGTATCGGAAAGCGGCGCCATTGCGTCTGCCATAGGAACGCTACGGCGAATGATTTGACGAACAGTCCAAGCAGGACTCTTCTTCAGGTCGGCAAGGTCAATCTGATATTCATTGCCCTCAACACGGAAGTGCTCTTGCCAGAAGAAAGCATTCTCTTCAATCTCGATTGTGTTGTCAATCAGAGCCTGCAAGAAGCCAACGTTTGTACCATCCATGAAGCCCTTTTTATAGAGCTTGTCAATCGCCTCGTCGGGCGACCATTGGTATTTAAGTGCGTTTGCCATTGTCTTTTTTCCTTTCTTTCTTTAGTTAAACATTTAATTAAATCCAGAAGATACCATCAATGTAAGACTTGTTCTTTGCAAGAACATACTTAGGCAGCGGTTGCATACGAACAATCCAAGCCTGCTTGTCATAGACGGTAGAGATAGAATAGTTAGCCGTGTCAGGTGTAATCCCATAACCCTCGGTAGGAAGCAAATCGCGGTCTGCCTCAATAAATGTGTTGGGGTTAGGAACGAGAACCTTTGCACTTGCGGACTTTGCAGTGCCAGTTGCCTCAACAAGGATTGCACCTGCATCGAGAGCGCCAAGCGTGTTGTCAACCGTAATGGTGAACTTCTCGTTAGCGGCATCATACTCAACGGCGGTAATCTTTGCACTCTGACCTGTGTAGTCAGCAACGGTCTTTGTTACCTCTCCACTTGTGGTATCTGCTTCAAGAGTTTCTACGGTAAGTGCATCGGGGGCAACCATTACAATCATTCCTACCTCTGGAGCATCACTGAAACCGTCACCCTCCAATTCGTATTCGGTTGCCGAACTTGATGCCTCATCTGTCTTGATTTTGAATGAACGGAAAATCAAGCAACCTTCATTGGGTGTGTACTGCACAAGTTGTGCTGCATACAGATGGTCAAAACCCTTCTTAGGATTGAGGATAGTACCGCCAAGAAGCACATTCTTACGACCCTCACCGTTGCTGTCCTTGACCCAAACCCATTTTCCACCACGAAGTTTCTTCGAGGTTTCATAGAAATAAGCCAAATTTGTTACCATGTGTCTTTTTCTTTTTTAGTTATTGATAATTAAGATACTTTTATCTTAGGAATAGAAGCAATAATATCGTCAACTTGCTTTTGACTTTGCACTGGCGTTAAGGGCTTTATGTCACCAATAGTATCTTTGAAGATTTCTTGGAACTCTGCCCTAAAAGCGTCCGCTTGCTCCTTGTCCTCTTTGCCCATGTCAATCACACACTTCTTTGCATACTTGTCAAATGATGCGTGTAAATCTTCACGGATTCCAGCCTTTGCAAGTTTCATCACATTTGCAAACTTTTCTTGTTTGTTCTGTGCATCCTTGAACTCTTGAAGCTCTTTCAGTTGCTGGGCAACTTCTTCGGGCAACTTGGGTTCTTGTTGTTGCGTTGGCGGGGTTTTTACTTTCTTCTGCAAATCTTGGATTTGAGTTTTGTAATCGTTTTCTTTCGATGTCCACTCATTTGTCTTCAATGTAACAATGTCGCTTGCACTTGAAAAAGCCGTGTTGATTGCAAACTTCATAGAAGCGATTATTGCTTCATCATTGATGTCGGCTTCGGGATTGGCTTTTTGGAAATGGTCTGCAAACTTGTCCTTAAAGGCATCCGTCAATGTTGCACTTGTGTAACTTTTCTCGTTACAATAGTCGGTCACTTTCTGTAACACTTCTTCTTTTGTCATAGTTTTCTACTATAAAATTAAACAATAATAAATAATGTTTTGTGCAAAAATATGGAAATAAATTACACTGTAAATTAACACTTAGTAGTATTCAAGTATTATTATGTTAAATTGGTGCTACTTTGTTACTTTAGTGATAGTAAACACAATTTACAATGTGTACTTTTGCAATAAAATAATTGCAATATAGTGGCAAGAAAGAGGAATGACATAGTATTAGCACCTTTAGAGGATGGCAACCAAAAACACGCCATACGTTCTAATGCCGATGTGATTTGTTTGACTGGTGGAACTGGCTCAGGCAAAACGGTAGCATTATACTATTCTCCTATCAAATACCTTGCGGAAAACGACAATGCAAAGATAGTTTGCTTTATGCGCAATGTAAGTGACTTCTGGGGTGCTGGCAAAGTTAATGATACATTGAAAAAGATGTACCCATTGATTGATAGGAGCGTAAAGAAGCAGCCACATGACCCAATAGGTGAAATAATCCGCAACCAAACGGATATGGGTATGAAACTTTACAATGGAAGTGAGATAAAGTTTCAGCAACTCGACAACGAGAATCCAATCGTTATTGATAAAATTGCCAAAGGTTTGCAGGCAAAGAAACTAATCTTTGATGAGTGTAACAAGTTCCTTTGGCGTACAATATCATCATTCTTCCCTCGTTTGCGTAGTGATTCAAGCGGTAAGGCACAAGTATTCTTGGCACAAAACCCCGAAAGGGAATGCTTTATGCGTAAGATGTGCGGAAAAGGGGAACATGGCGGCGGTTGGATAAACGAAGATGGCACTGTTGACAAGTCAATGGATGGTGTCGTTATGTTCTTCTTTATGCCTAATGGTGATTACGAAAAAGCAATTTGGGGGCGCACAAAAAGGGAGGTGTATGAAAAAGGCAAGGATGCGATAGACGCTTTGCTTGCTATTGACGAGGATATGTCGTATGAAGATTTTATCCTTTCAATGGTATTCTACACATTTGATGTGCGCGACAATAAGAAGATGTTGGCAAAGAACAAGTCTTATCGTGGACTTGCCGCAAACTCTGCCACCGCACAATCATCTTATGCCGCTAATTGGAACTACTCTTTGACGGATGAAGAAATAGAAACGGATGACCTTGCAAACGCCCAACTAAATTCTACAGATGTAGAAAGGATGTTTAGACATTCCGAAATGCCATATAATAGCGAATTGTTAAAACGCAGAATGACTATGGATATGGCAACCACTGGTTTTGATAATCTTATTTTCAAGTATTGGGAACTTTGGTCTGGATATGGATGGATATGCAAGGACATTAAATATTCTATGTCTAATAGCAATCGCGAAGCCGTTATGATGGCTATTGCTTTCCGAGACAAGCACGGTTTGAAGGAAAATGAAATGAT